TGGTCGCGGCGGCGCGTGCGGCACTCGGGGCAGCGGAAGAGGAAGGCCATTAAGCGGTGCCTCCTTTGGCCTTGCTGCACAGCCGTGCCATCCTTTCGTTGCGGGTCGCAATCTCGGCTTCGGTTGGCGTGTCGCTCATCGCCTTCACGAGTGCTTCCGCTGCTTCCGAGCAGCCGTGCTGAAGCACGAAGTGCCGAAGAACGACCTCAAGGCCTCCGATGAACGCAGCCATTGCTGCGCCGTAGTGATCGGCTCCGCCCCACCGTGAAGCGTGTGCGTACCCTCCGACGTGAGCATCGCGAATGTCGGCGGCCAGACGCATTGCGTCGCGCTTGCTGATGGTGGTCATGCTGCGGCCTTCGCGTAAGGCGACTTCAGCCACTCGCCGAAACCCATGCTGCTGTCCGCATCGAGGAATGCCTCGTACCGGCGCTGGCTGCGCGTCATCGGGCGCACGGTTCCCATGTCGAGGTACTGCACCTTCCACGTCGGGTGTGCGTTGCGGATCGCGCCCGGCTTATCGGCATCGAAGTTCACGCCGATGTAGTGGCCGCGGTCGGCTGCGATCACGCCTGGCTTTCCGTCAACGGTGACGCGGCGGCCCAATGCAGCGGGCACGCCGTAGGCATCGCGGATGTAGGCGAAGGGGGTGGCGCTCATGCGGCCTCCTGCGCCTTGGTGATGGCGGTATCGACGCCGATGAACGCCCTGAGGGCTGCGAATGCGTTCTCGCGGCCGGCGCGTTCGCCTGCAGCGAACCGGTCGCGGCGAAGAGCCAACATGGTCCGCAGATCAACCGGCGCGATGCCCTTGTGCACGCGGAACAGCCAGACACCATCGCAGTCGTGAAGAGTGACCATGCTCGCCCCGATGGGCTCGGCTGAGACTTCGTTCTCATCGAGGATGCGCATGCAGTCAGGCTGCAGCGGCCCCGGCGTGTGCTTTGCGGCGGTCATGCCTTCACCTGCCGAAGCGCGAAGTTGACATTTGCGAGCGCGTCGCAAAGCGGCTCGGTCACGAGCGAGCTGTACCCGGCCTCTTGGGAGGTCGCGATTGCCTCTGCGATGGCCTTCGCTGCGATGGCTGCGGCAAGCTGTGCCTTCAACTCGGCGAGGCTCTTGGTGGGGGCCTTCTGCGCGGCGTTCATGCGGCGCCCCGAGCGGAGAGGTTCAGGGCGTCGATGTCGCTGTTGAGCGCGCGAGCGCGCTCGGCGAAGTCGGCGGCCATCGGATGCGCCGGCGCTTTTTCTTCCTCGTAGCGCTCGACCGCGGCATCAGCGAGGCCGGGGAGGTCGATGCTCCCGGCCTTGAGTGCCTTCAGCGCCAGCGGCACGCCCATGGCCTGCCACGTCGTGACGCCTGCCAGCTTGCAGCGATAGAACGCCTGGCGCCGGCGGCCGGTGATGCGCATCCAGATTTCGACGCGCGCGGCGCGGGTGGCGACGAACGGCGAGGGGCGTCCGGCGGTCGCGTGGTTGGTTTGTGCGCGGGCCACGTCTCAGCCCTCGATGCGCACGGTTTCGAGCACCGGGCAGCCGGTGACGTGCTGCGCGATGTCAGCCGCTTGCGCGGCGCTGGTGGCTTTGAATTGGACGAACGGCGCGGCGCCGGTGTCCGAGGGGTTCAGGTGCCCGAGAGCATCCCGAGGGGTGTAGTAGCAGCGATAGCGGCGAGTTGCCATGTCCGGCTCCAAGTGGAAGACGAACAAATAGTAGCTATGCTGCTTTTAATGGTCAATAGCAATGCTGCTTGCGTTGCAAAATAAAGTAGCGCGGCTGCTTTTTAGGTGCCTGGAGCGCGACATCCGAGCTTGTCGCACTCACCCTGAAGGCGATCAACAAGGCGGTCGGCGCCCGTCACGCGGTTCTGACAGGTGGTCGCGGCAGCTTGCATTTCGGCTGCGATGGCCTGATCGCGGGTTGCTCCGGCGAGGTTGTTTTTGGAAGACGCTTGCCGAGCTTGAATGGCGCGCTGCTCTTGCTCGCAGCTATTGCGCATACGGTCAGCATCGAGTTTGGCGTCATTGAGCTTCACCCATCGCTCACGCTGCATCCGCTCGTCAGCCAGTGTGTCGGTGAAGGACTTCTTTTCAGAAGGCGAGGCCGAGGCGCTTGTGCTCGGGGTGCTTTGGGCTGCGATTGGCGCGTTACCAGAGGCGGGGCGCACGTCCAATTTCGAGCCGTTCGAACCGGCGCAGGGCGTCTGCTGAAATTGGAGTTTGCCGGTGGCATCCGGGCATTTGTAGACCTGCGCCGACGCAGAGGCCACGGCGGCGACAAGAGGCAGGATGGCGAGCAGTTTCAAGGGTCCCTCCGGCGGTGCTCATTGTTGTACGGCCGCTTTCTACCATGGGCCACGGGGCGAGAGGGACTAGAGTTTCGCTCCCATCCAGACGGCGCGGCCAATGATCTCGATATGCTGGGCGTTGTTCATCGAGATGTCTGGATTCCCATCGGGATTGTCCGAGCGAGCGACCCAGCCATCCGCAGTTTGGATCAGTCGCTTGACCATGAGGTCATCGCCATAAGACAGCGCAAAAACTGACCCGTTACGTGGCTCGCGGTTGCGCGTGTTGACCAGCAACACGGCGCCATCCACGATGGTCGGCTCCATGCTGGTTCCCGTGACGTGGACGATCCTCGCCGAGTCTTGGGTTGCTCCGCACGAGGACAAAAAGTCTCTTCGGAACTGCAGCGAGCCTTCGACTTCCTCAACGACGGCCGCAGCGCCTGGCCCCGCAGAGAGCCGCACTGTCAGTCGCTGAACCGGGACAAATTCCGAGTCTTCATGAGCGGCGTGGTGACTTGCGATGGCCTGAGCGGCGCCAGCGATCTGGGCGGCAATCGTTGGGCTGAACTGTCCGATATTGACGTTGAGGCCCCGCGCGAAGTTGGTTGCCTGCTCGATGTTGAGCGGCCGACGACCGTGCAGGTAGTGGCCGAGATTGGCTTGCGAGCGCAGGCCGTACTTTGCTGCGAAATCGTCCTGCTTCAGGCCGCCCGCCGCGCGGTATGCCTTGTACAGCGCGAGCAATCGCGCGGCATCTTCCCGTTGCCAGCCTTCGAGGGTGTTGGTGTCGTCGTTCGTCACCTCGAAAACTGTAGCGTCGCTATTAGTCTTGACAAACAGCATTGCTATTGAAGTAACATAGCAGCAAAGCTACTAATTCGACATGCACAACCTGAAATCCATCCGCGAACGGCTTTGCGTGACGCAGCAGGTGCTCGCCGAAGGCATCGGCTGCACGCAGGGCAACGTCGGTCACTACGAGCGAGGCCAAACCCTATTGCCCGATGTCGCAACGAAGCTGATCGCGTTTGCGGCCTCGCGTGGGCTTCGGATTGGCTATGACCATGTGTATGGCAACGCACCGCTGCCGCAGCTTGAGGCGGAGGTGGGGCATGCCCATGCGTAGGCGTTACCGGATCGGCTCTACCGTCACCGTCTGGGTCTCGACGACGTGCGAGTACGCGCTGCTCGCCGCATGGAAGCTGTGGGGCGTCGCAGGCGCTGCCAATCTGCTGACGGCGTGGATTGTTATCGGTGGCCTGCTTGGCATTTCCTTGCTGCTCGGTCCGCCGAGCGCCGTGTCTCGGCCAGTCGGGAGTGTTCTCGGCTATCGCGTCGCCCTGGCCCTTGACTTGGGCATGGCCGCGGCGCTCTTCTGGTTCGGGCACGACCTGCTCGGTGTCTTGTGGCTGCTGGCGGCGTTGGGCGTGCACGTCCATTCGTGGCGGGCGGCCGTTCTCCGGCGAGGTGCCCCCAATGGGTAGAGCGCCGCGTGCCATTGCGCGTCCTACGAGAGCCATTCCGGCGACGGCCGTGCTACGTCCACGGCCGGCGAAAGCACGCGCTCGCAAAGCCAATCCATCGCTACGCGCTCGCGCGGCGACTGCAGGCCGTGGGCGGCGGCGCACTTGTTGGTTAGCTCGATCCATGCCGCGATGTTCTCGCGCGTCAGCTCTGGCTCGACCTCCAGCAGCAACACGAGCTGCTGCAGGAAGTTTTCAACCGCACCCATACGCTCGTCGAGCGTTGGTGCGATGGTTGCCGCATCTGTGGTGCGGCGGCCTTTCTCATCTGAGGTTTGCATGGGAGTGACTATCTCAATTCCCGACGCCGTGGCCTATGGTGGCGACGAGCGCCTGCCCGACAGGTTGCACGGGCAGGACATCGCCGCCGCGGCATACAACACCGCTCACGGCTATCCCGGCGGCGTGCGCATGCTGGCGAAGCGCATGGGCGTAAATCCGAACACGTTCACGAACAAGGTGAACCCGAACAACGCCACGCACCATCTGAGCCCCGCTGAGCTGGTCCTGATGCAGCGGGCGAGTGGGAACTACTCCGTACTGCACGCGATGGCCGAGGCGCTGGGGCATACCTGCACGCTGGCGACGCCTGACCAGTCGGGCGGCAATCCCGTGGACACGCTCATGCGGTTGCAGTGCCAGCTCGCTGACTTCGTTCGCGCGGTCGCCGACGCGGTGCGCGAGGGCGATGGTGGCGTGACGGGGAACCAGGTCCGTCGCGCGGACTACGACGCGCAGGAGCTGATCGCCGCGGTGGGCCACACGATGGCCATGCTTCGCGGCCGGATGCGAAAGGCGCCGCAGGTATGAGCGAAGGCGAGGGCGAAACGCCGCCGGTGGTGAGTCTGGCGAGTCTCATGGCGCGCGTGGACGAAGTAGGGGAGTGCCTGTTGTGGCGTGGGTATGCGCTCGACGGCCTGCATCCGCAATGGCGAGTTGGCGGGCGATCTGGCCGGCTCTGGAACGTGCGGCGCCTGCTGTGGCTGCTCGTGCATGGGCCGCTCGATCCTGGCCTGCAGGTCGGGGTCCGGTGCGGCAGCGCTTTGTGTGTGCATCCGGATTGCCTTGTGGCGCGAACGCGCTCGCAGGCTTGTTCGGGTAGGCCGAAAGCGGCTGACCATCGCGCGCGAATCGCCCTTGCGAAGAGGCAGCGCGCGGCGCTTACTGCCGACGTGGTGCGCGCCATACGGTTGAGCCAGGCGCCTTGCGTCGAGCTCGACCAGCAACACGGGCTTTCGCGCGGCTACGCCTCGAAGATTCGCACCGGCGTGAAGTGGAAGGTTTACGGATCGCCCTTCAGCGGCCCGCTGCCGGGTGGGGTGTCGTGAGCATCAAAGTCATGACGATGGTGTTCGACCGCTACCCCGTAGGAGGCGCCGAGCGGTTGCTCGCGCTCGCGATAGCGGACCACGCACACGACGACGGAACGCACATCTTCCCGGCCATCGACACGCTGGCTCACAAGACGATGCAGAGCCGCAGCACGGTGCAGCGGCAGATCGCAAAGATGGTGGCCTCGGGCTGGCTGGTGCGCATGGGCAACCGCACCGGCAGGGGCTACACGAACGAATACCGCATCGCACCTGGCTGGATCGATGGCGAGCTGCTGCCTTCGCAGGTCGTACCTCCGCCTGTTACAGATGCGGAGGCCAGTTATCCACAAGCAGGTCAATCTGACACCCTTTCTCCGGGCGAAAAGGGTGTCATCCAGAACGAAAAGGGTGTCACCACAGACGCGAAGGGTGTCACAGCTATGACACCCGAATCTTCAGAACCGTCAAAGAACCATACCCCCCTACCCCCCGATGGGGGGGCGGATGGGTTCGAAACCCTTTGGTCGATCTACCCGAACCACGATGGCCGGGCGAAGGCAGAGCGGCGATACCGCCGCCTCGCGCCGAGCGCCGCGCTGCAGCAGACGATGCGCTCGGCAATCGAGGCCCAAAGGCTCAGCAAGAGGTGGACGAAGGACGGCGGCGAGTACGTGCCAGCGTTCGCGACCTGGCTGCGCGATGAGCGCTGGCTCGATGGATCGGGCGCGAGCGGCACGGCATGCAGGGCATGGCAGGAAACCCGCGCAGGCATCGACGCGAAGGCGCGCGAGCTGTGCATTCCGGCATGGGATGAGGTGGCGTTCTCGCTGGGCAGAGGGCCGAGCTATCCGGCGTTCACCGAGCGCGTGGTGCGTGCGGCAGAAGCGAGGGAGGCGGCATGCGCTTGACGATGCGATTCGATAGCGGCCTCGCGACCGTGCAGAAGCAGCTCGCCAAGCTCTCGGGCCAGCAGGCCAAGCAGGCATACGCCGAGGGCTTAAACGATGGCGGCTTTCGCGTGCGGCGCGAGTGGCAGCGTGAGATGAGCGACCAGTTCGACCGGCCGACCGCCTACATCCTCAAGAGCGTGTACGTGCGCAAGGCCACGCCCGACCGGCTCAGCGTGGACATCGAGCCGACGTACTTCGGCGGCAAGGGCGTGGACCCGCAAAAGATTCTGCAGGCGCAGGAGTTCGGCGGGCCGCGGCGCGACAAGCGCAGCGAGGTTGCGCTGCGCCGCATCGGCATCCTGCCGGTGGGCTACCAGACGGCCATCCCTGCTACGCCGTTTCCGGGCAGCGATGACGGGCGCGGCAACGTGCGCGGCAGCTTCCTCGTGCGCCTGCTGTCCTACTTCCAAGCGCTGGGCGAGCAGGGCTACCGGGCCAACATGACGGACAGGAGCAAGGCTCGCCTGCACCGCGGAAGCAAGGGCCGCGAGGGCGTGCGCTTCTTCGTTGCATACGGTCGTCTTCGCGGCGGTCCCACGCAGCATCTCGCGCCTGGCATCTGGGCTGCGACGGGCACGCAGGGCGGCGTCGTGCGGCCCGTGCTCATGTTCGTGCGCAACGCAACGTATGAGACGCGCATCAGCCGCGAGCGCGTAGCAGAGCGTGCCGACCTGCAGCCATACATCGAGCGGCGCATCCGCTTCCGTATTCGGAAGATGGCGGGCGAATGAAGGGCGGCCACGTCATGTCATCCCGTCGCGCGCCCCTTCCCCTCCGCACCATCGTGGGGCGAGGGAAAAAATCGGTCGGGTCCTTTTGCGAGGCGCGCGATACGGGTAATTCGAACCGCGTCCTCGGACTGTTCCGCGACCTCGCTAAGGGGGTTAAGTGAAGGTAGTTGAAGCATTGGGAGGGGCGATCACGCAGGCCGAGTTCGCCGTGCTCATCGGAGTGAGCGAGGCGAAGGTGAGTCAGCTCGCGAGCGAGGGCGTGATTGTCCGAGGCGCGTCGGGGCATGCATGGCTGCTGGCCTACTGCGAGCGCCTGCGCGAGGTCGCCGCCGGGCGTGCCTCGGCGGATGGTGGCGGCCTCGACCTTGTGCAAGAGCGCGCGGCGCTCGCGCGCAGCCAGCGCGAGGCACAGGACATTAAGAACGCCGTCGCGCGTCGTGAGTACGCGCCCATCGGTCTGCTCGCGGATGTCCTGGGCAAGGCGGCCAGCGCGGTAGTGGACCGCTTCGAGCAGTTGGAAGGGGCGTTGCGGAAGACCTGCCCGGACCTGCCCGAAGAAGCCGTGGCGACGGTGCAGAAGGTCATCGTCGGTGCGCGCAACGAATGGATTCGTTCCGCCTCCAAGCTCGTGAGTGACGACCTCGACAGCTTGGAGCAGTCGCCCGACGACGACGAGGACGACGACGCCTCGGCGCTGGATGCAGAGGGCGCGGAGGTCTGATGGCGATGCACGTTTCGCGTGAAACATTGAGCGCCATTCGCCGCTCGGTCGAACTCGGGCTCAGCAGCCTGCGCGCCGAGCTGTTCCAGACCTTGAGCGAGTGGGCTGTCGATAACTTCAAGCTCGCCGGCGAAAGCTCGCACCAGAAGGGCGGCTGGGTTGCGTGGTCGTTTCAGGTCGGCGTGCTCGACTTCATGAGCGATGACCGCATCGAAGAACTCGACGTGATGAAGTCGAAGCGGGTCGGCTACACGAAGATGATTACCGCCTTCGTGGCCTACAACATCGCGCACCGCCGCCGGAAGCAAGCCCTTTGGCAGCCCACGGACGACGACCGCGATAGCTACGTCAAGAGCGAAATCGATCCGCTGCTGGATGCGCGCGACGGTGTGCCCGCTGTGCAGGCTGCGCGGCGGAAGGGTGGCGGCGGTGATGACACCATCAAGATGAAGAAGTTTCGCGACAGCGTGCTTCATCTGCTCGGCGGTAAGGCGAAGCGCGCCTATCGACGCATCACGGTGGCCGTCGCGATCCTCGATGAGTGGTCCGCTTTCGATCAGACCATTGAGAAGTCGGGCGACCCCGGCGGCCTGGCGAAAGGGCGTCTTGAGGGCGCGCCCTATCCGAAGTTCATTGGCGGGTCCACGCCCGGCGTCAAGGGGCTCTGCCATGTCGAGCGCGCGGCCGGCAATGCCGAGGGCTACGTGCGCTTCCGCATCGATTGCCCGCGCTGCGGACTGGAGCACCCTCTGATGTGGGGTGGCCGCGAGAAGCTTTTCGGTTTCAAGTGGGATCGAGGCCAGCCCTCGACCGTGCGGCACGTTTGCCCGCATTGCCACGAGCCCATCCGCCAGAGCGAGTACCTGCGCGGCGGGATGCCAATGTCCGGCGCGTGGGTCTGCGAGAAGACGGGCAAGCGCTTCGGCGCGGATCGCGTCTGGCGCGATGAGGCCGGCATGCCCACCCGGCCACCGAAGTCTCTCGGCCTGCATGTGTGGGCGGCGTACAGCCCCCAGCGCACATGGGAAAGCATCGTGAAGGAATTCGAGGAAGCCCTCGATGCCCTGCAGCGCGGTGATGCTGGCCCGATGCAGCTCTTCGTGAACGAAACCCTCGGCGAGACGTGGGAGGTCGTGGGCGAGCGCACAGACGACCACGAGCTGCAGGCTCGCGCCGAAGCCTTCCCGCTGCGCACTGTGCCTGCTGGCGGGTTGATCCTGACGGCCGGCGTAGACGTGCAGCGCGACCGCTGGGAAATCGTCGTGTGGGCATGGGCGCGCGGCCTCGAATCGTGGATCGTCGATAGCCATGTGATCGAAGGCAACCCCGCGTCAGAAGCCGACTGGGCGCCCGTGACCGAATACCTGAGCAGGCGCTACCCGCAAGCCTGGCACGGCGGCTCGATGGGGCTGAGCGCCATCTCCATCGATTCCAGCGACCAGACGCAAGCCGTCTACAACTGGGTTCGCAAGGTGCAGCACCAGTTGCCGAAGCTGCGCGCGGTGAAGGGGCGCGGCGAAGAAAACATTCCTGTGCTTGGCCCCAGCAGCGCGCAGGAGGTGAAGTGGAACGGCAAGCGCTGGCCGAACGGCATCAAGCTATGGAATGTCGGTGTCGATACCGCCAAAGACCTGTTGCTCGGGCAGCTCTCGATTACCGAGGCCGGCCCGGGCTACGTCCACTTCAGCACCGAGCTGCCGCGCGAGTGGTACGAGCAACTGACCGCCGAGCAGCGCATTCTCGTGAAGGTGGGCGGGCGCGAAACCTATCGCTGGGTCAAGCGCCGCCCGCGGAATGAACAGCTCGACTGCCGCAACTATGCGTTGCATGCGGCCTTCGGCCTGGGCTTGCACAACTACACGGACAAGCGCTGGAGCGAGCTGGAAGCATCGGTGCAGCCGCCTCGCGATCTGTTCTCGGCGCCGCTTGTGCCCGAGGCTCCGCTGCTCGCTCCATCGACCGCGCCGGCCGCTGTCGCCCCACGCGCAGCGCCGGCTCCCGAGCCCATTCCGGCCCGGCCTTACACCCCTGCGCCTTCGAGGCGCGCACCGGCCTCCTTCGGCCGAGATTGGTAATCCGCATGACCGAACCATCACCCACGCCCGGACTCGACTCGCTGCTGAAGGCAGAGCCTGATCTTGTTGACCGGATCTTTGACTACTTGATCGAGGCGCATCCGGAGATAGCGGGATTGAGGCTCGACGAAGCGCGCAGCGCAGTGCGCCGCGATCTGATGGGCGAGCGGGGCTACATCTCCAAGCGGCCCCGCGGCGATCTTGCGAGGCAGGTTCTCGCCTTGTTCAATGGGAGAAATGCGTCTGAGGTGGCGCGGAAGCTCAACATTGGCAGGGCCACCGTGTACCGCTATCTGAAGCAATCACGCGGTGAGTAATCTTGTCTCACTTTTGTTGGAAATGAGACGGGGCCACGGATAGCGTCAATGCCTACTCTGAATCAATCCCTCTGATGTCCCAATCCTCCTATTCCTCCGAAGACCTGGCCGCAGTGCGCCGGGCCATCTCCAGCGGCGAGCTGTCCGTGATGCACAACGGGCGCCGGGTCGAGTACCGCAGCATCGACGACCTGCTCAAGGCCGAGGCTCGCATTGAGGGCGAACTGCGCGCCGCGGTCGGTCGGCCGCGCGGCGGTGTTCGCCGCTTCACTTTCACCACCTACCGCGGCGAGTAAGACATGCCTAATCTCTTGGATCGGCTCATCGGTGTCATCAGTCCCGATCAGGGGCTGCGCCGGCATCGCAGCCGCGAGTTGCTGAAGCGCGCCTATGAGGGCGCAAGCACGCGCGATGGGTGGCGGCCGAAGCGGGCGGGGGCCAGTGCCAATGCGGACCATGCGGCGGACGCGCGAACCCTTCGCGTGCGTAGCCGGTCGTTGGAGCAGAACGTCCCCTACATTGCGCAGGGCTTGCGCGCGCACAGTGCAAATATCGTCGGGACCGGCATCATCCCACGGTGGAAGGACAGCAAAGAGCACGCCGCAGCGTGGCAAGAATGGGCGCCGTTCGCGGATGCGGACAGTGGACTTGATGTCTACGGATTGATGCTGTTGGCGCACCAGACGGCGCAGCGCGATGGCGAGGTGATGGTGCGCATTCGGAATCGCCGCCCGTCCGATGGACTGCCGGTTCCGATTCAATTCCAGGTGCTCGAAATCGACTGGCTCGACGACAGCCGGATGGGGCGCATCGACGGATACAACGTCATCGAGGGCATTGCCTACAACGGCATCGGCAAGGTGGCGGGCTACTATCTCTTCGATCAGCACCCGGGCGAGCCGATCATCTTCGGTGGACGGCGAGCGACAAGCAAGTTCGTGCCCGCTGAGAGCGTGATTCACTACTTTGCGCCCAGCCGGCCCGGGCAGGGGCGAGGCTTCCCGCGGGTCGCGCCGATCATCGCGCGCACCCGCGACCTGATGTTGTACGAGGATGCCGAGCAGCACCGGAAGAACCTCGAAACCCGCCTGGCTGTGATCGGGTCGGGTGACGTGGACGGGATGGCCGAGGGCGCGGGCGAAGACGTGAAGGAGACGCGCAGCATGGGCGAGCTGCCCAGCGGCGGCATGATGCAGGTGCCCTCGGGCACGAACCTTACCGTCGTGCAGCCGAACGCGGCGCCCGGGTACGTCGAGTACCTGAAGATGCAGCTCCACCTCATCGCTGCCGGTGCCGGGTGGACCTACGAAATGATGACCGGCGATGTGCGCGATGTGAACTACACCAGTGCGCGCATTCGCAGGCTTGACTATCGGCGCGAGGCCGAGCAAGAGCAGTGGCTGCACGTCATCCCGAAGTTGATTGCGCCGATGGTCCGCGCGTTCTCGAATGCGTGTGAACTGGCTGGCCGTGTGAAGAAGGCCGATTACAACCTGCGCTATGCGACGCCGAAGTGGGAGTACACGAATCCGAAGGACGATGTGGCGTCGGACCTCGACGAGATTGCCGGCGGGCTGAGCAGCTTTAGCGAGAAACTGCGCAGCCGAGGTTATGAGCCGGAAGAAGTGTTTGAAGAGTTGTCAGAAGACATTAAGAAGCTGCAAGAACTTGGCATCTTGGATGTGATCTTGATGATGAGGAAGGGCAAGCAGATGAATGAAGAGGGCAAGCCGGTGGCGTCAACCTGAGAGCCACCGCGTATCGAATGCCGCGCTTGGCAGTGCCTTGCGCGGCATTTGAATTTCTGCGCTACAGGGGCTCCATAAATCGTCTCACTTTTGTTGGAAATGAGACAGCGTGCCGGGCAAAGTTCACGGCATGCCTCAAGCACAAGAAACCATCACTCGCCGCGACGATCTTCCGCTGGCCGGCCGCACGATGGAGCTTCGCGGCTTCACCCGCGCTGCGGAAGGGGGCGCATCTCAAACCGAAACGCCGCTTGCTACCGCGCAGCTCGTCTTCGCGGCTGGCGCAAGCGTAAGGCGCTACGACTGGTATCGCGAAAGAAGCTACCTCGAACAGCTCATCGTTGAAGAGGGCTCGATTCGCCTTGACCGCCTGACGCGCGGCGCACCGCTGCTCAACACGCACAACGCATGGAGCCTTGAGGCGCAGCTCGGCGTCGTCGAAAACCCGAGCATCGCCGCCGGTGAGGGGCTGTGCGACGTGACGTTCTCGCGTCGCGATTCTGTTGCCGGCTACGTGCAGGACGTGGCAGACGGAATCATTCGCAATGTGTCGGTGGGCTACGTGCGCCACCGCGTCGAGATGGTCCCGCCCGCGGCTGACGATGGGGAGTGGCTGTATCGCGTCATCGACTGGGAGCCCTACGAGGTTTCTCTCGTCCCCATTCCTGCCGACATGGATTGCCAAGTCCGCGGCACCGAAGCGCAGCCTCCCGCTGGGGCGGAAGTCGCTCAACGCATGTTTCCCTGCGAGTTCATCGAGGTTCGCAGCCAATCCGAATCGCCCACGGTGGGCGCCTCCGCCGCAAATCCAACCCTGAAGGAACTTTCCATGCCTCAAGCCACCGCCGGCGGCCCCGCCGCGACGACCGAACAACAGCGCGCCGCTCCCGGCGCCGCAACGGCAACGCCGGCTGCCACGCCCGCCGCCGCTCCCGCCGCATCAGGCAATGCTGTCGCTGATGCCGCCGCCGCGGCAGCGCAGCGCGCGGCCGACATCAGCGAGGTGTGCGCGCGTCACAATGTCTCGCACCTGGCCGCTGGCCTGATTCGCGGTGGCCAGCCGGTCGAACACGCTCGTGCGGCCGTTCTCGAAGAACTGGCCCTGCGCGACGCTGCCAGCGGTGGCCATCGCAACGTGCGTATCGAAACCGTGCGTGACGAGATGGTCACCCGCCTGGCTGGGCTGGAGCAGGCCATCATGCATCGCGTCGCGGCCGGCACGCAGCTCGACGACAACGGCCGCCAGTACCGCGGCATGAGCATGCTGGAGATGGGCCGCGACCTGCTCGAAGCCCATGGCGTCAAGACCCGTGGCATGGAGCGCATGCAACTGGCGTCGTCGATCCTCACATTCCGCTCGGGCGGCATGAACACCACGAGCGACTTCGCATCGATCTTCGCCAATGTGGCGAACAAGCGCCTGCGCAATGTGTACGACGAGAACCCGGGCACCTATGCCATGTGGGCGCGTCGTGCACCGAATGCGCCGGACTTCAAGAACATTACCGTCGTGCAGCTCTCCGGCGCACCCGAGCTGCTGCGCACCAACGAACACGGCGAGTTCAAGTACGGCACGATGAAAGACGGCGCCGAGACCTACGGCATCGTGACGCATGGCCGCATCGTGTCGCTGTCGCGGCATGCCCTCGTGAACGACGACCTGCGCGCCTTCGACCGCATGGTGACGGGCTTCGGTGCGTCGGCCCGCCGCCTCGAAAACCGCCTCGTCTACGCGCAGTTGACCGGAAACCCGACGATGGGCGACGGGGAACAGCTCTTTAGCGAAGAGCACAAGAACGTTGCGACCGGTGCCAGCTCGGCGCTGCAGTTCGCGGCGCTCTCGGCTGGCCGCACGGCGATGCGCCTGCAGCGTGGCCTGCAGGGCGAAGAACTGAACCTGGCGCCCGGCTACCTCATCGTGCCTGCCGCACTGGAGCAAACCGCCTACCAGCTCACCAGCTCCAACTACACGCCGGCCAAGCAATCGGACGTGAACGAGTTCCGTGCTGGCGGTCGTACCTCGGTCGAGCCCATCGTCGAGCCGATCCTCGACGCGGTGAGTGCATCGGCGTGGTATCTGGCCGCTGCGAATTCGCAGGTCGATACGGTTGAGTACACGTTCCTCGACGGTGCCGAAGGCCCGGTGATCGAGTCCGAAATCGGCTTCGAGATCGACGGCGTTTCTTACAAGTGCCGTCACGACTTCGCCGCGAAGGCGGTGGACCACCGCGGCATGTACCGCGCCAACGGCAGCTAAAGCGCTTCGCGCCGGCGCCCGATCCCGGGCTGCTGGCGGCCTCATCACTTCACCCAAGGAACCACCATGAAGAACTACCGTCAGGCGGGTAGCGTGCTCACGCTGACCCCTTCCATCGCCGTCGCCTCGGGCGTCGGCTATCTCTTCGGTGCCGCATTGTTCGGCATCGCGACCACCGACGTGCCGGCCAACACGCCGGGCGAGTTCAAGACCGATGGCGTCTTCGACCTCGGCAAGACTGCAGGCGTCGCGGTCGCTGTCGGTGATCGCCTCTTCTGGGACGCAACGAACAAGGTCGTCAACAAGACCAGTGCGAGCCAAGAGTGCATCGGCGTCGCGGTCGAAGCGTCGGCGGGTTCTGCCGATGTCGTCGCCGTGAAGCTCGGCGCAAGCCTGCCGGCCGCCACCTGATCCGCCGCTGCGCGACGCAATGCCTGCTCCCTTCGCTGCCCTGCAAGACCGCGTGAATCGCGCGCTCGATCAGCACCTGACCAACGCGCTTGCGGAGGTGGAGGGCGTAGCCGATCCCGTTCCGGTCGAGTTCGACGAGCCCTATGCGCCGGCCTTCGATGACCAGGCGGACGCGCAGGCGCCCGAGTGCTGGGGGCCGGCCATCGCATTGGGCGGGCTGGAGCGGGGCGATTCCCTTCGCATCGACGGCAGGCTCTTCGAGGTCGTGCGGTCGAAGCCGGACGGCGCGGGGCGTGTTCATCTGATTCTGCGGAGCGCCTGACCGTGATCGCCCTTGAAACCGTGATCGTCGCGCGACTGCGCGAGAGCCTGGCCGATGCATGGACCGTCAAGGGCATGTTCTTCGACGACGGCAAGCGGGCGGCTGACCTGTTCGCTTCCGTCATGTTCGCCGATGCCGATGTGCCGGCGAGCGAGGTTCCCGGCGCGCTGGTACGGCCGTTGTGGCTGGTCACGCTGATTGCCAAGGGCGCCAACGCCCAAGCGGCCAGCCAGCTCGATGGTGCGTTTGCGGTCGCTGTTGAAGCGCTCCACGGCTGGGCGCCGGGACCGGTCGGCGGCCGGCGCTGGGAGCGTCTGCAACTGGTGCGCGTGAAGCCGCCGCCATACCTCGATACCGGCCTTGCCGGCGTCGAACTCGGTTTTTCCACTTCGGCCCGCTTTGACGGCCAACCCTGAAAGGACATCTCCATGCCTATCGTTCACACCAAGACCGAGCTTTCGGCCCCTCGTGGCCGTCTGCGCCTCGACATCATGAACGCCCTCGAAGAGCTGACGGGCGAGGAAGAAATGGGCAACTGCCCGAGCTTCGTGCTGTCCATCGACTCCGAGAAGGCCGAGGAATTCTCGTCCGAGACGGCGGCAAGCGAGCTCATCGGCACGCTGACCGGCAAGATCAAGCGCACCGCGAAGATCGTCTGCAACAACATGAGCATGGCGACCTATCAGCGCTTCCTGGCCGCCACCAGCGAGACCGTCGTGCAGTCGGCGGCACCGGTGACCGCCGAGCTGCGCAAGGTGGTGCCGGGCAAGATTTATCAGCTCGGCCAGACTGCGGCGAATCCCATCGGCGTGCGCAACGTCACTGCCGTCACCGTGAAGAGCGAGGACGGATCGACTCCCTACGTTGCCGGCGAGGATTTCAACGTGGACCCCGAAACCGGCGCGGTGCAGATCATCGTCGGCGGTGCCATCACTGCGGGCAACGTGCAGTTCGGATACACGCCCGTGGCCGGCACGTATCAGCGCCTGAAGACCGGCGGCAACACGACGTTCCTTGCGGCTATCCGCGTGGTCGCAGACAACGCCTCGGGCAGCAACAAGGACTTTTACATGCCCCGCGTCAATGTGACGCCTTCGGGCGAGCTGCCCATCGTCTCGGCTGATGTCGAGTTCGTGAAGGTCGAGTTCGACATCGATGTGCTGAAGCCCGCCAATGCGGAAGCGGTCTACGTGGGAGGCCGCCCGGTCGCCTGATAGCCGAGCGCCCGCCCCTGCGGCGCAGGGTAGGGCGCGGTGACGCATGCGGCTTCGCGCAGAGGCTGCATGCGCCTCCCTTCCTCACATCTCGACTTCATCCCCATGGCCTTCAAGCCGATCCAGATACTCATCAACGCCAAGGACGATGCGTCCAAGGTGTTCGACCGCCTGCAGGCGCGGCTCGCAGTGTTCGCTGCGGCCGTCCTCGGCTACTTCGGTATTCAGGCGTTCGTCGGCTGGGTCAAGGGCGGCGCTGACCTGGAGCAGGCGCTCAGCCGGGTGCAGGCCGCCACGGGCGCGACGGCCGCGGAGATGCGTTTGCTGCGCAAGGCGACGGCCGATGCTGCGGCCGATGCGCGCTTTAACTTTACGCAGCTCGAAGCGGCTGGTGCGCTGGAGAACCTGGCGAAGTCTGGCTTGAGCGTGCGTGACGCTATCGCGACGCTCCCGGCGGCGATGGCGTTGGCCCGAGCTGGCGACCTTGAATTGGCGACATCCGCCGAGTTCCTGACGAAGATTGTCAACGGGCTGGGCCTCGCCTTCACGGATTCGGGGCGCGTGGCCGACGTGCTCGCCAAGGGCGCGAACGCAACGAACACCAGCGTCACAGGTCTTGCGCAAGCGCTGAGCTACGCAGCGCCGTTGGCGAACACCCTCGGGCTGGGCCTCGAAGCAACCGTTGCCATCATCGGCAAGTTTGCCGATGCCGGCATCGATGCGAGCCGTGCCGGTACGGCGCTGAACAGCATCCTTGCGCAGTTCTCCGACCCTGCCAGCAAATTCCGCACCGAACTGGCCGCCGCTGGCATCACGACGAACAACTTCGAGAAGATGCTGCACCAGTTGGCTGGGGCAGGACCGGCGGGCCAGCGTGCAATCGCGGCCGTGGGGCAGGAGGCGGGCCCGGCGTTACGCGCCCTGCTGAATCAGGGCATCGACAAGCTCGATGAGCTGAAGAAGA